AGTAGAAACAAGGTAGTTTTTTACTCCAACTCTATGCTGACAAAATGACTGTCGTCAGCATCCACAGCATTCTGCTGTTCCTTTCGATATTCTTCCCTCATAGACTCAGGTACTCCTTCCGTAGAAGGGCCTCTTTTAAGGCCGTGTTTGAAGAGTCGATAGACGCATTTGAAAAAAAGACGATCAAGAATCCACAATATCAAGTGCAAGATCCCAATGATACTCGCGGCAACAACAAGCGGGTCACTTGAATCGTTGCATCTGCACCCCCATTCGTTTCTGATAGGTCTGCAAATTTTCAAGAAGATCATCTCTTAGACCAGTACTGGAGCTAGGATGAGTCCCAACGGCTCTCATTGCCTGCACCATTTGCCTGGCCTGACTAGCAATTTCCATGGCCTCCGCTGCCTGCTCACTTGATCCAGCCATTTGCTCCATAGCCTTAGCTGTAGTGCTGGCCAAAACCATTCTGTTCTCATGTTTTATTAATGGATTGGTTGTTGCCACCATTTGCCTATGAGACCTGTGCTGGGAGTCAGCAATCTGTTCACATGTTGCACATACCAGGCCAAATGCCACTTCAGTGGTTACAGCCCCCATCCTATTGTATATGAGGCCCATGCAACTGGCAAGTGCACCAGCAGAATAACTGAGAGCTATTTCTTTGGCCCCATGGAACGTTATCTCCCTCTTAAGTTTCCTATACAGTTTAACTGCTTTGTCCATGTTATTTGGATCTCCATTCCCATTGAGGGCATTTTGGACAAAGCGTCTACGCTGCAGTCCTCGCTCACTGGGCACGGTGAGCGTGAACACAAACCCCAAAATCCCCTTAGTCAGAGGTGACAGAATTGGTCTTGTCTTTAGCCATTCCATGAGAGCCTCAAGATCTGTGTTTTTCCCAGCAAAGACATCTTCAAGTCTCTGCGCGATCTCGGCTTTGAGGGGGCCTGATGGAACGATAGAGAGAACATACGTTTCGACCTCGGTTAGAAGGCTCATCTTTCAATATCTACCTGCTTTTGCT